TACCGATATAGCTAAACACGCCATTAAGGTGCCTTTCAGGCACTATAGTGAGTCGTTGCTATCCCTTAAGAAGGTTGTGTCAAAAGCTAGTCGGGCTGTTGGAAGGTCTATCGAGGACGTGAAAATCCGAGATATTCCCCAACTGCTCAAAAATCTCGACTACACCACCAGAGGTCTTGCCAGTATGCTGTTGACAAAACGACTTGCCATTGATCCAACTATCGCTGATACTTTAAGTATTATGCAACAGATGCATCAATGTGTCGCAACAGCACAAGACGATTTCAAAAAACATGGTGAAATCGTCAACTCCTCTCACTATCGGGAGGTCCTGAATAAGGACACCATAGTGGATCCACGTTACTCCACGTATAATTACTACTGGAGAGAGCTTAAGTCCGAGGTGAGTTTGTCTTACACCGCGACTATGGAATACTTCTACGAATATCAGAAGCGTCCCGCTCTACGTGCGATGAGGAAGTTCTGGGGAATGGACCTAACAGCTGAGGTGATATGGAATTACGTCCCATTCACCTGGGTTGTCGACATGTTCGCTAATGTCGCCGACTCAATCCACAACATGTCCCTCGATCCAAATGTCACGCTGCTGCTCAAACAATATTGTGAGAGCCTGGAATACAAGGCTCAGAGCGGTTACGTGGCAGTGAGGGATCCTAGGTCGTATTGGCTGTGTATCAATGGCCAAATGACTGCTGGAGGCAGTGCGAATCGCATACCTCTAAGCGGCTACGACTACACTCACTACGAACGGCGCCTGGCAGAACCACACCGAGGTGTGGCAACGCCTAAGCTTAGCTGGCCAAGTTTAGGCCAAGCTCAAACGCTGGCGGCGCTGTTACGCTGTATGATTTAAGGCTATTCTGGCTTCGTTTCCCAGCAATGGGACGTTTAACACGGAGACGAAATTCCGTGAGAACATACAATTGGAAGGAAATCCAAATGGGACTCTTTAGCAACCCCGTCACATTAACCGATGGTACCAACGATCGCATTTTCACATTCCGTACTCCGCTCAACAATGTAAAATCTGTTGGCGGCGACTATATCGAGGCTGCAGCGGCGACTGCCGCCAAGTCTCTTCTAGTCGTAAAGCACGACATGCGAACCCCGATTATCCGGAATCTACTGCAGAGGGTGATTAAACTCCACCCTGCCGCAGATACAGATTCAGACGATTTGTACCCGGTCACCTTTAATTTTACGATGACTGCGCACGAATTGTTCACGGAAACGGAGCTCCAGCCGGAAGTAAACGTCCTGCTGGACGCTATTGCAGAAGCAAATTTCATCAAATATTGCCGTTCGGGCATTGTTTAACAACCCGGAGGTTCTATTTTGGTGAAACGCTTTGCAATGGCGGCGACTGTACCGTTTCAGCTTCTAATTGAGGCTGTCACGGCGTTGATTCGGATCGTTTATGAAGTCTGGATTAACAGAAAACGCTAACCCAAACCCGCTGGTCGCCTTTACGGGACCGGCGGTAGCGATTGATGTGCCATTCAGTGACATACTGATGGGGTAAGAGCCTTATTTGGTTGGAGGCCTAGATGAAAATCAGACCTGAAAAGCCAAAGGAGCCTAGGCAATCGTCTAGCACATCTTCTGAGCAGGCAAAGCTCAAGGAATTTCTGGTGGATAACTCTGATGTAATAGAGTATCTACTGGCCATTCTTGAAGATGCACATCAACAATTAACTCATTATCGGCATGCTGACTATCTTCGCGATGTAGCAACTTTGCGTCGCAGATACGAAAGCGAAGGACTTAGTTTTGCAACTAAGACACTTCCCGAGCTCTTTACGAATTTTTTGAAATTCCTAGAGACCGGTAAACCATCTTACCCCTCGTTCAAAACGGTGAGAGGCGGAAAGCACCCCGTATTTCTACGGCAGCTATTCGCTATGGTTTCTGAGTGCCATGATGATGTATCCTGTACGACCGCAATGGCATGTTTATACCAATTGTGCCACGCCTTCAAAAAATTCCGAGGGCCTTACAGGACAAGTACGCTCCAAAATCAGCTTTGGGAATTCGTGGAAGATGATATCGAATTGAAATATATCGATTTCTTCGCTGAACCGCTGTATCCGATTTTGTGTAAAGCTAGGGCAATGGTTAAGGACCTATTCGAAGGTTTCGACCTCGAATCTGACCCTGACCTTTTTGTACCTACACCGGGATCGGGTGCAACGAACACACCAACACGAAAGAATGTGCGATACCGGCCGCATGTTCTGTACGAACAATTGGACGAGGTATTCCCGTACGAGGATTGGTTTTTCAGCAATCCAGGGGACCTTGTAACGGATCCAACGCTCTACAATGAGCTTAGGCGCGATTGCGCGCCTACTTCTCGGTTCAAATTTGTTCCAAAGACTTATGGAAAACCGAGGGGAATATGCATAGAGGAATTGGAAACACAA